CGGTGATCGTATTGAGGTTCTACCAACGCCGAGTGTGCTGCAGAAACCGAACGAGCATCAGACGATGTTTGAGTTCATCCACCAAACAGTACTCACGCTCACCACGCACGGATGCGCGTACATCTACGCGCCACGCTCCCCCGGGGAGTTGCCCGTTGAGATGGTCAACATCCACCCTCACCGCATCAAGGATGTTTACGATGACGTGGACGGAACGTTCGCGTATGAGATAAACAAAGAACAGTACAACTCGGCGCAAATCAAGGCGATACATTGGGTGCTGCTCCCCGGCAAGCGGCGCGGCATCTCACCGCTAGAGGCCAACCGCAACAGTATCGGTACCTCTATGGCGATGGACCGATACCTCGCACAGTTCTACGGAGAGGGCGCAACCCCATCGTCGGTGCTAGAGACCGAGGGATCACTCACGCAGGAGCAGGCCGAACTCGTGCGGCGCAACTGGGAGGACTCGCACTACAAGCATCGCCGCCCGGCAGTTCTCACCTCGGGCCTGAAATGGAAACCGATAGTCACGTCTGCTGCTGACCTGCAAATGCTGGAGCATCGCGAGGCTCTAGTGCGCGACATAGCACGCGCCTACAGGGTTCCCCTGCATCTCATCAACGGGACGGGCGGAGATTCGCAAACCTACCAAAACGTGGAGTCTGCTGGTATCAACTTCGTGCGCTACACGCTGCTGCCGTGGATGCGGCGCATCGAGGTCGCACTCTCTGATCTCCTGCCGATGCCCCAGCAGGTCAAGTTCAACGCCGACGAGTTCCAGCGAGCAGACCTGCTCACGCGAGTCAGGGCCGAACAAATCCAGATTTCGTCGGGAACGCTGACCGCCAACGAGGCGCGAGAGCAGGAGGATCGCGAACCGTATGAGGGTGGCGACAAGTTCCACTTCGCGTTGCCGGGACTCACCGAGCCGCCTGCAGACCTCGGTAGCGATCCCATCCCCCCCGAGCGGAGCCGATAAATGCCCTACGGTATCTCCGACTCCGCTCCGGGCTGCTCCGGCTGGGCGACAGTAAGTATGGAAGATGGCGGCCAAATAGATGTAATCGCCTGCCACGATACGAAACAGGAGGCCGTAGACAACATGGTCGCCGCCTCGCTCGCGGAGGGCATCGAGCCCGTAGGTGAAGTCTCGATGCGCGTCACCGAACCTGAGGAGCAGTGGCCCGAGATAGAGGAGCGAGCGGTGAGCCTCGCCGCCCCGGAGTTTATGCAGGCATCAGCCAAGCGCGGTCTCGCTCTGCACGAGGAGGGCAAGTCGGGCGATGGGCTGGTACCGCAAACCGTAGCCGATGCCCGGAGGATGGCGGCAGGTGAGGTCTCCGAGGGCAAGTGGCGCAAGATAGGCCCGTGGATCGCTCGCCATACCGTAGACCTCAAAGCCGTAGATGAGCCCGGCGAGATTACCCCCGGGCTGGTCGCGATGCTCCTGTGGGGCGGCGGCTCCAGCCTGTCGTCTGCCCGGAGGGCGCAAGAGTACGCCGAACGCATCGTCGAGCGGCTCGATGAAGAAGAGGACAGGGCCAACGCTCCAGCCCCCAAAAGCGATCAGATAAAGGGTTCCGACAAGAACGAGCCGGGGTCAGCGAAAGACAAAGGCGGCAAAATCACGCTGTCGGACGCGATAGAGAAAAGCCTCCAAAACAAGGCGAGCGAGCATAACGACAAAATGGCTGCCGATGATCGCCCGTCATGGACTCGCGTAAGGGTCGGGGCTCTCCGCTCGGTTTGGCGGAGAGGAGCCGGGGCGTTCTCGTCATCGCACCGCCCGGGGATAGGTCGCCAACAGTGGGCGATGGCGCGAGTCAACGCCTTCCTGTATCTGGCTCGAACAGGTCGGCCCGAGAACCCCAAGTATGTCACCGACAACGATTTGCTCCACCCAGACCATCCGCGCCACTCCACGCAGGATAGAAACGCCGCCCACGAGGGTGTAGAGTTCCTGCCACCTATGGCTGAGTCCGCTTCCGAGTTCCGCTGGTGCGTCCGAGATGATGAGGCACAGCAACGATCATTTGCGTTTACCAACCTCGCGGTTCGCAAGCAGGGCGACGGGAACAGACTGATGGGATACGCGGCGGTGTTTGACTCGCCATCCGAGCCGATGCCGTTCACCGAGTTCGTCAGGCGCGGAGCGTTCTCCAAAACGCTGAACGATGGGGCCGATGTGCGGTTGTTGATAGACCACGAGGGGGTGCCTCTCGCCCGAACCAAGTCGGGAACCTTGACGCTGCAGGAGGACGAGACAGGTCTGATGGTCGAGGCCGACCTCGATCCGGCTAACCCCGATGCCCAACGGGTGCTGTCCGCCATGAGCCGGGGAGATCTCTCACAAATGTCGTTTGCGTTCCGCACCATCAAGGATTCGTGGAGCCCTGACCGCTCGGTGAGGGAACTCCGCGAGGTGCAACTATTTGACGTTTCGGTGGTCACCTTCCCTGCCTATGAACAAACCTCGGCAGAGTTGCGGAGCAGGCTAGAAGCCACTACGCTTACTCCTGTCGCCCAAACGAAACTCAGGCACGCACAACTGAGGATCGCCCGGGCGAAACGGTAGCCGCAACGGAGCCGACGAAGTATCGTCACTCGCGGATCGCACTCCGATAACAAAATCCGAACCATGAGGAGAACACCGTGAAGCAGTCAGAGTCACTCACCGAGAAGCGCACCGCACTCATCGCAGCGAGCGAGGCCATCGTCGCCACCGCCGAGGCCGAGGGTCGCGAAATCACCGCCGACGAGGACAAGCAAGTCGCTGAGTCGCTGGAGCAAATCCGCTCACTGGACGAACAGATCGCCCGATACAGCGAACTCGAACAGCGTCAAGCCGAGGCTGCCGCTCTCAGGGAGAAGAACAAACTGCAGGAGGCAGAAATGACCACAGTAAAGTCCGAGCCGCGCACCTATACGCCACAGAGCACCAACTCGTTCATCCGTGACGCTTACGCGGCACAGTTCCAGAACGACTACGCCGCACAGAGTCGCCTGTCTCGCCACATGAGCGAGGAGCGCGTCGAGCGTCGCGACGTGACCAGCACGAACTTTGCGGGACTTCTCGTTCCGCAATTCCTGACCGACCTCGCGGCACCGCTCGCTCGCGCTGGTCGCCCCGTCGCTGATCGCGCCCGGAAGCACGCGCTCCCCGATGCAGGTCTGACCATCTCGATTTCAAAGGTCACGACTGGAACGGCAGTGGCCGAGCAGACCGAGGGCTCAGCCGTGCAGGAGACCAACATTGACGACACGAAACTTGACCTGACGGTCAAGACCATCGCAGGTCAGCAGAATGTTTCGCGGCAGGCCATCGAGCGCGGCACCAACGTGGACTCGCTGGTCATCGCGGATCTCATCGCGGCCTACCACACCAAGTTGGACGAACTGCTCGTCGCAGAACTGTTCTCATCGGCTGGTCAGGCAGTGACCTACACCGATGGCGACCCGACCGTGCCGGAACTGTACCCGAAAATCGCTGACGCGATTCAGAAGGTGCAGACGACATTCTTTGCCGGACCGAACGCGATCATCATGCACCCACGACGACTCGCGTTCATCTTGGCGGCTGTCGATACTCAGAACCGACCATTGGCTCTGCCCGCGCCGAACGTGAACAGCGTTGCGAATGGTGATGGCGCACCGCAGTACGGCAATAGCGGCTACACGATCCTCGGCCTGCCCGTCATCACCGACGCGAATGTCGCCACCAACAAGGGTTCAGGCACCAACCAAGACACGATTTATGTCGGCAACTTCCAAGAGTTGCACCTGTTTGAGCAGGGAGCAGGCGACCCCGTGCTGCTCCGCTTCGAGCAGCCGAAGGTGACGGAACTCGATGTGACGCTGGTGGTCTACGGATACTCAGCGTTCACCGCGAACCGCTACCCGAACGCTTGGGCGCAAATCAACGGCACGGGCCTCGTCACACCGACGTTCTAAGTCGGGTAGTCTGATTACGGAGGTTCACGCCTCCTGATCCGATGGAGGCACGATGACCGACAGGCGAACGCTGGAAATAGCAGCCCTCCTCGATGAGCGGCGAGGCTATGTAGTACGAGGACTCTCCGGGCGCATCGCTGCCGTTGATGCTGCGTTGGCAACGCTCGGGTATGCCGCATCAGAAACAGCCGCGCTCGACAACGCCCCGGAGACTGCGGCGGTTCCTCGGGGCCGGAAACGCAGACGCTAGTGCCCATCGTCAACGGATACGCAACGCTCGCGGAGGTGAAGGCAGTTCTCCGCATCACCGACAGCACCGACAACACGCTGCTGGAGCAAACCATCGAGGGCGCGTCACGCCGCATTGACGGATACTGCAACAGGTTCTTCTTCCAAACTGCGTCCACCGCAGTTCGCCTGTATGCGAGATACTCATACCACCTGACCGTGCAGGATCTCTCCACCGATGCCATCACCGTCAAAACGGATAACAACGGCGACGGGACTTACGAGACCACGTGGACGCAGGGGACTGACTATCTGCTGCAGCCCACAAATCAGGATTTGCAGAACAGGCCCTACACGCTGATCTCTGCAGTAGGAAGCAAAACGTTCCCCATCGCCACCACGCCATCGCTCCCCGGCGTTGAAGTCACGGCGGTATGGGGATGGCCCTCGGTTCCCCACGATGTTCGCGAGGCCTGCATACTGCTGTCGATCCGAGGGTTCGCCCGATACAACGCGGCTCTCGGCGTGGTCGGCTTTGGAGACATGGCAATGCAGGTGCGTTCCGTTGACCCCGATGTTCGCGACCTCCTGCAGCCGTACCGCCTGCTCGGGGTCGCCTGATGCCGGGGACAGTCTCGCAGATAGCGACAGGCCTACAGACAAGGCTCGGCACCATCGAGGGCCTCCGCGCTTACTCGTTCCAGCCGGAGCAACTCAACCCCCCGTTCGCGTTCCCTGTTCTCCAGCAGGTTGAGTATCACAAAGCGATGGGCGGAGGCGATGTGGTCATGACGTGGGGCATCACGGCAGTCACAGGCAGGTGGACGGATCGCACAGCCCACACCCTGCTCGACGGGTATCTGTCTTACTCCGGGGCCTCATCGCTCCGCGCCGCCATCGAGGGAGACCTCACGCTCGGCGGCGTAGCAAGCACCCTAGTCGTCGGATCAGCCACCAACATTACCAGCCTCACAGTTGCAGAAGCCGAGTTCCTGCAGGTACAGTTGTCGGTGATAGTTCACGCTTAGGAGTTCCGGCATGGCACAATACAAAGTCACCTCCGACCTGCTCGCAGGCCACAAGTCGGGCGATGTAGTCACCGAGCAGGATCTACCGGGCGCGAACATCGAGGCTCTCATCGAGGCAGGCCACCTCGGAGTCATCGGCAAAGGCAACACCAGCAAGGCCGACAAGGACAAGGAGTAATACCTATGGCACAAATCGTTCTCAAAGATGTGACGGTGACGATCAACTCCGTTGACCTCTCCTCGCGAGCCACCAACGTGGTCATCAACTACGAACAGGAGGCAGTCGAGACCACAGCGTTCGGAGATCAAAACCGCAAGTTCACCAACGGCCTCGGCAACATCTCAGCGACGGTCACGCTCAACCAAGACTTTGCAGCCTCAAATGTGGAGGCGACGGTGTTCCCTCTCGTTGGCACGACGACAACCGTGGTGTTCAAACCACTGTCCTCGGCAGTCGCGGCGACGAACCCGTCCTACACGATTGCGTCCACCTACCTCGCATCGCACACGCCACTCAACGGCGCGGTTGGCGAACTCGCGACCACCGAACTGAACTTCCAAGGCGGAACGCTGACGAAGGCGACCTCGTAGCATCCACAAAACAAAACACAGGAACAGGAGCATCGGTTCGTGAAAATCGCACTCACCGTAGAGTTCATCAACGGCGACAAAGAGGATGTGGTAGCAGCGTTCCCCGACTTCGTAGCGTTCGAGAGAACGTGGCAACGCTCAGTCGCCCGGCTCGACAGCGA